GCTACGGCTTCGTAAACCGGTTACCACCATCCCGAACTGGCTCCTGTAAGACGATGTCTACAGGGGCACCCGTAGGGTCGCAAGCTTCTTGTGAACCACTACTTCTTCAGGGAAGAAATATACTTCCCTGGGGATGTTGAGGGGCTTTCCCTCGACGCACCAATCGACCAATTTGGTCACTAGTGCATCCTTCTCGGTACTAGTCAAACTAGTGTCCGAGGTCGGCAAGTTCCACGAGAGATTCTCGTAATACTTCGCCTGCCTCGCCTCCCAAGGTACGGAATCGTAACTCTTGGAACGATACGGGTCTATCCCGTGTCGGAGGCTAACTTCAGGAAACAGGAGATCCCTGAAGAGGTACGGACGGCCGATGAGGTCGATGGCCTCATTGACGTCCACAAGCCGCAAACGCTTTGCGTATGCAGCTTTGTCCTTGTAGCGGAGATTCTTCCACACAAGGGCCGGGTTCTCGATCCCACTTGGATCAAGCCAACCCTTGACGAGACACTTGTCAAACAAGTCCTCGTCTCCTACTCCGCGGGTAAGATCCGCGTTGAGTAGGGTTTCACGGATTTGATCTTCGATCGAATCCATGGATATACCACGTGCCCGTGCGTTGGTCGCGAAACTCGCGACTGCACGGCGCAAAATATGCGTGGCGCGCCCATCAAGCACTTGCTTGATGGACCACAACATCGTATCGGGCAAAGCCCGGACGATGGCCTTCAGATCGGTCTTCGACCGATGGTAGGCAGGAGCTTCAATACCTCCCAGTGAAACTGGAAGGTATCTGAACGCAAGATCGGGTGGAAGGAAACCCTCCATCCGTTGCTCCCAGCGTTTGCTGAAGAGGGGAGTCAAGGACTCGAACCCTCCTCCGAGCCAGGCCAGCATGCCATGCATCTGGCGAGCCTTGCCAATGGCAGGGTTTGGCTCATCTTTTCCCTCGTGCTCCTTAGCAGCGGGGGAGAAGAGCCTCACTTTCATCGAATCGATGTGAGGCTGTTCTGCGTACGGTACATCCCGAAGAGGAACTTTCCTCTTCCAGATCATACCCTTACGCAGTCCTACCGTGAGGAGCATCTCCTCACAGTAGAAACCACCACGCGAACTTAAAAAGTTCTGCGGCCACGACACGGACATTCCGTTTAAGTCGTGGTTTCTCGAAATTCGAGAAAGGTACTGGCGAGGGCCCTGACCGAAATGGTCGTCCCCAGAGCATGCAAACCACCTCCACTTTGAAGGTGGTATGCCGCTCATGCCATTCAGACGATAGAGAAACTCTTCGTCTGACTCATCAATACAGTTATTGATGTAGCGAAGGTACGCCTCCAACTCTGCACAAAGGTTGTGCATAGTAAGGACGATCTTCGCGCCCGGGTCACCCATTAGGATGCCCCGGGTTGTCGGCTGGTCGAAGTATCCGGGTTCTTTAACCCGATTCCGCTTTCGGAATACTTCGTCTCCGTTCGACTCGTAGATTCTCGGGCTGCAAAGCAGCCGAGAACACAACCTGAAGTACGGGTCACTATCCCGTTCCAGGCCACGATGAAGGCCGTCAAGCATGGCTTGACTTAACACATGCGTACAGAAATCTGTCGCTGTAGTTAGATCACTACTTAAGAAGTAGCGGTCGCCTTTCGGTGGAGCACAGGTATTTCCCTGTCGCTTCACGTACTCATAGAGTTGCCATCCTCTGGTTAAACCAGAGGTGGCAGATGGGTGGTTTCTCAAAGCACCCACCACGTGGTGAGACCATGGCTGCAATAACATTGTCAGCCAGTCCTCACCCACGGTAACCACGCGGCACTTTGCCCCGGGTTCACCAATAGCCGATGCTCGTATTGACGGGTACCAGCCAGACATACGAAGTATGTCGTTTTCGCTATAGTACGGGGAGCCTACCAAGATACCTTGGTCTAGGCCCTCTTCGATGGACCACTGCAACAGCTGATAGCCTGTTGTATGGTCCAATCCGTACAGCGGATCCTCGAGTTTGAAATTTTCAAAATCGAGGTCAACGCGGTCGTCGCTTTCGCCGGCCTCGTTGGACGGATCATGATCCAGGGAATCCCTGCACATGGTCTGCCACCTAGGCCTACCGGCTTTCAGCCAGTAGGTCTTTCCAAACCAGGTCACCTCCAAGGTGTCCTGGTTGGGGACGTAAGATAGCCAAGATCGGAATTTTATTCCGACCTCGGCCGCTCTACCGCCTTCGTCCGTCGTAGAATCCAATGAAGCATTGGAAGTTAACGACGTGTGACCAAGCGAGGTATAACCTGCCTGGTCGCAAAATTTCTTCGTCTGCCTACCTATTAGGTAGGAAAGTCGCGCAATAATTTGTTGTCGCGTTGCGGACACAGAAAAAGAGCTGTGTAGAGTCTTTGCATGCTTGTACAAAGACTCGGCTCTTGTCTGACTACCACCAGCGGGAAAGTTCCGGCTGGTGGTCAAGTGTTGGACCCTGGTCGATTCGACCTTGGTCTCACATCCCCGCTCCATGATTGGTAGCAACCATGGAGTGAGCTTCCGCCAAAATGGCGGAAGTTGCGTGGCGTCAGTCCACGTGGAACCGTACCCAGGAAAGTCCTGGGGCAGCTCGGGAAGTTCAGTCTCTGACTGAACGGCCCGGTGTTTAATGAGTGCAGCGAAGCGCTTCCACTCCTTAGTGACCCGATCGCTGCTATGAGCAGCCTTCGAGTACGCCCAGTGTATAAGCTTCTTATATTCTGGAGAGTCCGGGAAGGATCTTATCCTTTCCGGGCTGGAGGTGATCAAGTTGTCCTTGATCGCCTCTACGCAGTTCGTCACCCGCTTGAGTGACGACATGCGCTTGTGTGCAATCTTATTGCACACATCAGGCGCGAGGTCCGGGTAGTGAGCCCGGATCCGGCCAGACAGATGAGAAGGTTTCTCATTCCTGCCGCAGCCTATGAGGGTAGCCATTGGCTTACCCACATAGGCATCCAGTCCATAGGCAAGGCCTAAAGGACTGAGAGAGTCGTTAAACGGCGACTCTTGGACCTGACATGCTGCGCTTTCGAATTTCGAAGCCGTGGCCACGATCTCCATCAAGCGCAGGTTCTTACA